TACTTTTTCAATCTCAGCAATTTCTTCTTCGCTACGACCTAATTTTGCTCTGCGCTTGTTTAATTCTTCAACTGCATCACGCTCACGCAACTTAGCTTCCAAAGCCATTACCCGTTCTTCAGCAGCAGATACTTTTTTATTGGTGTAATCTTCAATATCAAGTTCTGGCACAGAAAGCTCAGGTCTGACCTGTTTGGTCATACGCAAAAATTCTTTACGTGTTTGTGGGTTGTCAGACAATTGCTTGGCTAACAGTGCCAACTCATCACGTTGTTCTAATGATAAATCTTCTAAGCTCATAATTTATCCCCTTTCTGAGTTAGATTACTTTTTTGGTGTCACCTGGATGGCTCATAGTCATCATGTTCTTAAAACCTGCTTTAGAAGCAGAGGTTAAGCCACCAAACTGTGAGTAACGAGGTGTGTTGATAACTTGACCATTTTTTTGGTTGTTATCAGTTGGTCTGCGTGGTAACGCAGCGCCACGTGGTTTAAAAAGTTCCATAATGATTCCTTACATTTTTGGAGTTGCGGAAGGCATACCACCTGGCATACCGCCTGGTGCTGCTGGAGGCGGTGTTGGGGCAGACATACCTGGGATTTGTGGCGCTTGTTGCATTGCTTTTCCTTCAGCCGTTGCGCCACCAGCTTGAGGTAATGTTTGAAGCATTTGCATGATCTCGGTTGGCTGAAGTTCATTAACCTTAGACTTTTTAGGACCGATGATTCCTGTCATGGTGCGAATAGCAGCAAGGAGCTTTTGACCTTCTGGGGATTCGCTTCCCAAGGCAGGAAGTGCTTGTTCGAGTAAGTCCATTGCCATCGAAATGTTAATCATTGAGGCTTCCCGATTACCCATTTTAGGTTCAGGGGTGGACATTGGTGATCCCATTGGTGGAGCGGAATTATCAGAAATTCCACCACCGCCTTCTGGCATTGGAGGAATACCAGCAGGTGTAGCCCCATCTTTTTGGGACTTAATCATTTGCATTAGTTGGTCTGACGGTACGCCCATACATTTTCCTATGAATTTACGCTTACTGTAATCTTAAACTAATAAAAGTCAAGTGGGGGGTATTATTTTTGATTCCCTCCCCCCAAGGGAGGTTTATTCGGTCAAGTCCGAAATAATCCTGTTAGGGATTACTTACGTGCTTTACGACCTTTGCGAGCTTTACGTGCCATGTGAATGACTCCTTAAAAAGCGGTCACCTATTTCAAAGGGAAGGCAGCCACACCCTTTTTCCTGTGAAGGGAAACTATTAACGACGTGATTTACGTGATTTTTTATGGCTCTTACGCATTTTAAATCTCCAAGTTAAGCTATCCCCTAACTGAACGACCCATGTCCCTAGTTTTAGGGCTACGGTTAAAACTCTTTACTCCTTGAGTACGATACTGCAAATTTGGTGAACCTGCATCTCTTTTTAATTGCTCAGTAGTTACCCTAGGTTGATCTGCTTTTGGCGCTACGCTTGATCTTGCCATTATCCTACCTCTGGTTCTTTCTTCCCTTTAGGTGCGGGAGCTTGTTGTTTAGGTTGAGCAGCTTCCATTTTCTCTCTACGTTTCAACTTGTCTTTCAACAATTGTTTCATCGGTGGTTCTGTCAAGTCAAGCAATGATTCGGCATCAATAGCTTTGGCTTTGAACAAATTAAACGCTAATTGTTTTAAATCTTCGGTAAAGATTGGGCTGTTAGAGTGAGCATCCACTTTAACTACAAAATCTTTAGTAAATTGCTCGGCAATAAAGGCTTTACCATCTTCATCTTTAAAGTGAGTGTCATCATAGGCTTGCAATAACTTGAGATATAAGGTTGCTACCTTTTCCAAGCTATCTTCCACAATCAAAGCCCGTTTTTTAGCTCTTGAACTACCAAGACGAGCTAATTGGCTTGCATGACCTTGACTTCTTACGCCTGATTCGCCTTTACCGCTTAATACGTTGCTAATACCTGATACTTCAGCAAACATATTGTCAATTTCATGCAATACCTCAAACAAATCAGGTGGCATTTCAGGCGATAGGCGATCTACCTTACCGCCAGGCATATCTGAGGCAATCAATGATCCAGCACGTTGCATAGCAAAGTATTTTTCATCGGTAATACCGCTAAATCCGCTAAATGCCGTTGGTGGCGCTACCTGCTTAGAAAGAAGATCAAGAATCTCAGTCATGCGAGTGTTACGCAACTCTTGCAACAAAATCAATTGCTGCGCTTCTGAAGCACCCCAGTAATAATCGGGCAATGGATTAGGTGTAATCTGCACAAAAGGACATTCACCTTTTAAGAACAGGCTTGCACCAGGTCTGTCATAAATGATGATGTCAGGAGCAGCCATTGTGACCACTTGATAATCCTCAGTATCATCATTCCACAGCCACAACTCAGTCATTTCAACGGTATCTTCGGCTACCTGAGCTTTGTAACGGTTCATGCCGTACAGATCAAGGTTAATGTTGCCGTAGATAGTGGGATTGGTCTGGCTCATCACAATACGGTTTACCGCATCAGGTATTTCAGAATCGGATACTTTTGTGCCTGAAGTAATGCGGGAAACAATCTGTTCACGCTTTGGATGGGAATACAGACGGGCGTATAGCTCCGACTTAGTAATGTAGTAAGTTTGTGTAATGGCTTCTTGCCTGTCTGTATAAGGGGTATCTTCACGCAACACGCCAATCGATGACGGTTCAATCATGTAAGGATGAATACCTTTGTTGTACACCAGCTTAATAAAGGTGGTGTTGTACACAAGCGCCCATGTCAACGCAGTAGAAAATACTTGATCTGCATTGGAATTAAGCCACTCATCATTGAGCGCTTGGGTTAAGACTGGTGCTTTGTGATGCTCTGCGTTATGGACAGATGCGCCTAATGCAATAGAAAATCTTGTTGTTTCGGCTGAATATAAAAATGAAGTTAATTGATCTAAGTGCGGGTGAATTTTATTAAAATACGCTGGTGGTTGCTCTGGACCAGCGCCAAATAAATAATATGCTCTTAGTGTCGTGTAATCACCCTTTCTAGCTTCTTTGGACACCATACATTTATTGATGATGTCCAAATATAGTTCTTCTCTAGCTTCGGGTGCTGACGGAATTTTCATGTTTTAATTTTTAGGTTATCTGGATCGGGCATATAACTTGCAGTCTTAGGTCCTGAGTTTATACCAGCCTGTTGTGGTGTCAAGCCCACCTGCTCACCCATGACAGGTTGTGCAAATCTTCCAGCAAGAATGGACTGCATATCCATTCCTCTCATTCCTCCGCCCCAGACCGCTGCATCCCCTGGGCGGCTTTCTTTTTGCGCTTGCTGATCGGGAATTTGGGGTTTGATTTTGTCTTTGTTGACGCCTTTTTTGCGGGTAGCGTACTTTTCTGCGTCTGCGTAGTCTTTTTCTTTGAACTTGTTTTTACGGGTAAGGTATCCGCTTTGGTTTTCACCTTCTCTTGTGGACTTGATGTCGGACATATCGAACTCCATTGCGAGTTGCTTTGTTGACTTGTCGGTGAACTTGGTTTTGTTGCTGATAAGGTTAGGAGCTTGCAAAAATACGACCATAACTTCTTCATGACAATCCTTCATAGGACACTGCGGTTTACGGGATTCGAAATATCCATGTTTAGGACATTTGTAATCGTTTACTACTGCCATTGTTATCTCCCCTTCAATTGTTCGTCAAGTGTTAAAACAGAATAATCAGACCTATTGGTAATACCCAACTTAATCTTAATCTCTCCATTAACTAATTGCAATCCCGCACTTTTTGCCATATCAGGCTTTGGTTCTTTGCGATATTGCACAAATCTAGTGTTATCTCGGTTTTGCATAATGGCTACTTCGCCATTTACCCACTCTGTATAGGCTTTACTAACTCGTCTTTGCATATATTCGGTCAATGGTTCGGATTCATCTAAGAAAACATCCCGTATATGCGCTTCAGACACGCCAGCCAAGTCAGAAAACAATTTAACGGATATTCCACGATTTTTGTCTTGTAAAAAGCGTTTCATAATCCGTTTTAGTTCCATTTTTGGTATTGCAGACCTCATTTACCGTAAACCCCAATACGTTTTAAGTAATCGCTCACATTTCTGCCAACGGTAAGCTGCTCTGGCGTAAAGTCATCTTGCATACGGGACATTGGGCGAGTGAGCTTGGCAGTAATCAGTCTTGGTTGCACCTGTTCTGCAAAAGCAGCGCAAGCAAGAGCCGTAGCAATTACCCTATCGTCTTTATTGCGACCTGAAGCCTCAATTGAGCTGCCGTCACGGATAGTGGTTTTCATTTCTTCAATCGTATCCATATCCCAAATGTCCATCATCCCACGCTCAAAGTAATCTTTCATGTAGGTAAGCATCCGCTCTTTGGTTGCTGCTGTGGTCATCCAGCCAATTGAGTTGGACACCCCGCCAAGCGTATCGTTTCTGCGCCAAATGTAATTTTGCATATTGCCGTACACGTCAAGCAGGTCTTTGCCTAGGGCTGTACCCATGCTGGCAGCTTGGCGCTTGAGGTTACGCAATTCATTGATAACTGCCTGACCTGGACCATTGATTTCAAGGTTCAAAGTCGAGTTTTTATACGCACCCGCTAGGTGGGCAATGATCCAAGCAAACTGGTAGGTGTTTAATTCTGAGGTGGCAAAGGAAGCGACTTGCTCTAGTCCATCTGCGTAGCACCTAAAGACTTGAATACAAAATCTGTCAGCCCAATCGCTAGATCCATAAGCAGGATCAGCGCCAATAACATAGTAAGCCGTATCAACTGGTTCTTCCCAGACTTTAAGGGTTGCCAGGCGCTCTGTTGATTTAAGAACTTCAGTATCTTGAAAGTTAACACCAAAGCTATAGCGGTAAGAATCATAAGTACGTTTCTTTAGTTTTTTAACTGCATCGGTACACCTAGCGTTAGAAAAAAACGATGTACCTGTCATCACAAAGGCATAGTCCTCAGTAGGCGGAAACTCTTGATACATGAGGCTATCGTCTTTAATACCTTCGTACAATTTCCAGCGCCACCACGCTATTTGACGGGAATTGATTTCAAAGTTATACAACTTTTTAATATCTTTGACCCATTCTTTTTCTTCGCCTGTCAGCTTGCCATCCCAATACACTTCATAGGTTTTGCTTTTAGGATCAAGCATATACAGCTCGTTACGCCACCAGCCACAAAAGATGGCACGTTGCGTACGGGCTTTTTTAGCTGTCACGTACATATCGTGAAACATATTAAAGCCACGTGCCGTTGATTCAAAGGTGTACAAGCGATCAGGGTTAGTCTCAGCCAAAGATGCTAAGAGAGATGCAAGTCCTTCTTCGTCACCCCAGGATGATGTTTCTGTTCCATGTAGGTATGTAATAGCCTTACCACGACCCAAACTTCCTTTTGCTCTAAGCCCAGCGACTTGATAAAAGAGACGGCTTCGGTTTTTGAGGGAAAGCTGATTTCGGTTGTGAGCAAGGAGCGGGATTTTATACTCTTTGGGCAAACCATCCATATACATGGCAAGGGTTGATCGGAACATATCCCGATTTTCTTCCGTATCCGTTGTGAGTGTGCCTTGAAGCCCTGGGTGCATGAAGTGCCAGTAGAGGTCAAGTGCGAGGGAGATTGTGGTGATTCCAAGTTGCCTTCCTTTCAGAATGACGAAAAAATGGCAGCCATCTGCCAATCCTTTGTTGATCTCATCCATGACATAGGTTTGCGTACCCAGAAGATTGTCCATCTTCCGCAAGCCTTGCTCTTTGGTCTCAATCTTGAGCTGCTTACAAAAATTGTAAAAATGTTTGAGATTGAATTGACTCATGTAATGATCCAAGGCAATTTGCCATTAAACCGTTGTAGTAGGGCATGGTTGCCCATTTCAAAGAATTCTTTTTGTACGCCACATTCCCCGCCTAACCTAAAGTTAAACGTATGCTTTTTGGTAGAGGTAAAGTTTGGAAAAATATGCTTGGCAGCGTCATAAAACTGACGATCCACCTGCGGACTAGGTTGATTTAAGATGATGGCTAATTGCTTGAGGTATTCGGTTTTCATACCCCACATACACCAGTCAACAAAATGATGACCAGGGATATTCCATGAGTCGTGCAGCTCTCCTAAGGCTTCGCAATTGTCCTCAAGCAAAAAGTTACCCTCCTTGTCATAGATTGACCTAAGGCTATAAGCCCAATCATATCCTTTTTCAGTAATCAATCCCATGATCGATGCCACATGATTTTGACTAAACCAATCGTCATCGTTGCAAAAGAAAGTGACATTCTCTGTAACCAGTTGAGGAGCAGCAGCTAACCAACGCTGTCCTGCATATCCGTTGCCCCCAATCTTGGCATCCCAATAACAAACCTTGGTGTGCTCATCCCAGTACAGCTTACGAATGTCTGCAAAGGTTTGATAATCCCCGTCACACAAAATATAATGAGTGCAAGGGTGATACTGCGCTTTAATTGAAGCAACGCAATTGGATAGCTCCCAAGGGCGGTCACCTCTAGTTACGGTCACTACGGCTGCGGTTTTCAATTGTGTTTACCTAATCGTTTGGTTTCAAAGTCTGGGATGTCCCAGTACGCCACTTTAAGTCTAGCGGTATGGTTTTTAGCAAGGCTGATTAACCCGTCATAGGTCATTTGACTAAACCGTTCTTTCCATTCTGCCGCTAGTTTTATCTTTTGTTTTTTGGTTTTGCAGGAAATAGCTCTTAACATTTCTGTCTTGTACATCAGCCGTTCTTCCCGCAATCTTTCTAAATCAGTGGACTGCGTCACCATCTTCAGGCTCTAGCAGTTTTTTAAGGTGCAAAATTTCTGCCTCAGCCATCATTAGAAGTTCAGATGACTTAGCATGAACACGCATCAGCTCATGAAAAATGTCATCCTTGCTCATAGCCCATACTCTTGTCATATATTCCTTTTTGGCAAGGTCACCTGCCTTTTCAATATATTGCTGGACTGATATAGCGTTCTTTATTCCGTTCTCCATACTCGCACTCCTTCACTTTCTTTTCTGGCTATAAATTTTTTGCCTAACTGTTTGCCTGTGCGGTAGTTTGCATTACAGACAATCTGAATTTTCCCCGTTGGCACAAAGAATGACTCTCCGACTTCCAATTGTTTATATGGGTACACATTGCGCTTTTTCTCAGGGGGTATCGGTATATTTTTTTCTACCTCAATACTCATTATGATATTCTCCTTATAACTTAACTCATCATACCACCATGATACACACATACAACGAATATCGTCTAGGGGATAACCTAGTTCATCTTAATTATTTACGCAAGGTTTGCAAAGAGAACCCCGATCTGGAGTTCACCCATCATGTCAATCCTGCGTATATCGACCAACTCGCCCCTCTCGTAGAGGATACTGCTATTGGCTTGCAGGGGCTAAGTATCCCGCCTGGCGCTCATAACGCTTGGATCGGTAGGGACAATTACTTTTATAACCATCCATTGCAGCATGATTGGGTGGCGTTTTACTTGGAATGGTTCGATCACCTATCTAACATCCTTGAAGTTTCCAATCCTATGGCTTGCAAGGAGGACTTCTTATTCGATTACCCCGCTTTAAACGAGCCCTATGACATGGAGTTTGATGTATTGGTCATTAACTCTGCCCCGTCATCTGGGCAACTACCAGACTTTAACCCCCAATTCTTTGAAAAACGGGTACGGGAATTGGCAAATCAAGGGCTAAAAGTAGTCACAACTGCCCCTACAGGGATGGTTTCTTGCACCTTAGATTGGGATTTAGACGTGACTGGCATAGGCGCAATATCAAAATACTGCCAGCACATAGAGGGTGTGGCTACTGGTCCTATGTGGACTACGTTCAATAT